CGAAGATTCTGCAGATGCAATATAGTCGCAAACTCGCTTGAGAGACTCAACATAAGTCTCACTCTTTCCATTTCGAGTCTGTGAATACTTCTTATTGAAAGCATCGATACTAAACTGATTCCCTCTAAAATACTCTTCAGTCGATACATTCTTAACATCATCAAACTTAACCATCTTAATCAATCTCTCTTTCTTGGGTTTTTATTTAGCTGTTACCAGCCAAGGTTCTTTATTGATCTATTAGAAAACATATGCAAATGAGAAGACGCTGCAATTAGATCGTAATTCTCACCGTAGAATTCAGAAAGTAGTAAATGGTCAACTGTAATTGGCTTTTTGCTATTATATGAATCCCAAATTGCATCTTTGATATCTTGAGGAACTCTATCTAGATTGATGAGTCTCTGATTACGCTCAAAGGCTTCTAGTAGATTCTCGGATCTGCAGTATTCGTAAATATTACCTTCACATGAGGTAATGATTTTCTCTGCCGTCTTCTCACCGAGGCGAGGTTTCAGATTAGGAATATTATCACTACTATCACCTGTAAGAATCTTCATCTGAATGAGTCTAACTGGATCTACTCCAGTGACTTCAATTCGACCTTCAGGACTTCTATTATAGTAAGCGTTTGGAGTGAGATCGAATAGCTTGAAGACTCGATAGTTAGGATACTTGAATAGCTGATGCCAGTCTTTATCATTCGTCAGAGCGATGATTTCCTGAGTTTCATGTAGCTTCTCGGTGAGAGTTGCGACAATATCATCAGCCTCAACACCATCCAAAAGAATAGTGCGAACTGGAACATGCTTTTCGAATTCAGCTAGAAGAATATCTCTAACTTTTCCGAACAAATCCCAGTCAATGGGGATTTCAGCTCTACCTGCTTTACGATTTTCCTTATATGCGGGGAAAATCTTCTTGCGCCAGAGATTATGTCCGTCACATGCAAGGGTAAGATGATCTGGGTTGAAACGCTGAATGATATCAAGAATTTCCATCTTGATATCATACTGCCATTCAGGAAATCCCTTTTCAGACTCCATTGCAAGGATGATCTCCTTGGTGAGTCCTGTTGATTCGATCTTAGCCTTGCTTGCGAGTGCGAACAGCTTCCAGTATGAAAGTCCGCCTATATCTATCACGACATGTCTTAGGGTCATACCTCTATGATAGCAAGCCTAGAGGCTGTCGAGCTGTCTGATCTTGGCGTTGATCGCGTCTACTGTCCCGTTTTTACGCAAGATCTTGTACGTCAGGTTCTCGATGGAGAATTCTCCTCGTCTAGCTAGGCCGCTGGATCTCATCCTCCATAGACGATCCTTCAGTTTTTCCAATTGATCTATTGTTTCTGATCGCTTGGACAATTCCATAATTTCTGCAGCCTTGTCTTTAACTGCTGACATGTCAATTACAATATCTTTTAGATTTGGTTTTTGAATCCAAGAATCTTTAAGTAAACTGTAAACTGCAGCGCCTTTTATTTGATGTTCTTTTTCTTCACCAGCATAGCATTCAATAGGAATATTCTTAATTCGAATATCATATTTCAAAGCCCATAATAGCTTCTTGTCATATAGATACTGTGAAATTAACTCTTCATCGCATGAAATACTATCGAAATTCACATATAGATGTAAATCTAAATCACTAGTTGGAGTGTAGTTGAAGTTGCAGTTAGATCCTGTGATTACAATGTCAACTGGATCGAATTTAGATCCCTTATATCTAATGAAGTCAGAAAACTTATCAGCAATATCAATTAGCTTCTTCTTAACATCTTCCTTAAGTACATATTCACCTTCAGACTTATCCCAAATTAAAGGGTTTAGGTCGGTGTTAAATCTAAGAGATGATACATCAATCTCATCTGAATTGATATCCTCTTCCAATATTTCCATGTAATCTAGCATAGTGATATTTAGTTTAAGATTTCTTCTTCGAGGTCTTGGGTTTCTTCTCAACCACTAGTTTAACCTTAGGTTCCTTTGGCTCCTTTGGAACTTTTTCCTTCTTGACCTTCTTTGTAATTTTCTTCTTCTGAACTCTGCTAAAATCTCCAAAGGTTATTAAAGGGTGTTCAATTGACGGTTTAGTTTTTGCAGTTGCAGATCCTAATACAATTGACTTCATACATGCAGTCTCATCCATATCGAGGTCATTAGGGAACATTGCATTTTCTTTAAACGATAATTCAGCTCTCAATACGTTTGCCATGTATAGAGAGTCGATTAAATCCTCTTGCGGACTCTCGTACTCAGGTAATTCAAAAATATGTTGGTCTATCATATTAGCAAATCTAGTTTTCTTGAAAAATAAACCCATCATTATCTTATCAGCCATATGATTTTTAGTTGCACATAACTTAACAGTCATTGGTGGGAATTTCTTCATAGGAATTTTCAGATTATAGAAAATCTCTTTCATTCCTCCTGCAAATTCAGCAAGATCGAATACTTTTCCTTTACCTGCAAATGCATAGTCTTCTATTGCAATATAATCTACATTATCTAGATACGGTTTAATAATCTCGTATACAATTTTAGGTCTATAGTGAGATGGATGCTTGTCGTAATCTTTTGGTAGCTGAAATATTTTTAGATTTTCTCCATCATATGGCCACTTCTGAGTCTTTGTGAATCCATATAGAGCGATCTTGCTGACTGTAAAGTCATCATTAACATCCATCACGCAGAATCCGGGGGAAGTTATGCTCAAGTCAAGACCTAGTATTCTCATAGAAAATATTTAGGAACTAAAAAAGGGCCTTTTTCAAGACCCTTCGTTTACAAAATGTCTAGAAGTTCATTCAGACTCTTTATCGTCTTTACCTCTGAGATAGGATCAGTCTTTGGATCTCCAACCCACTCAGTATTGAGTCGATCAATTCTGATTGCCTGAAGTCCGACTTCAAGTGCAGGGTTAATATCATCCTTAACCGAATCTCCAACCACTAGAGTAGTCTCTCTATTCAACTGTGCAGTCTCAACCACGCCGTTCCAAGTATGCTTACTCTTGTGAGGTAGTACAAATAGACCGTCAAACAGTTCAGGTAGCTTTGCAGCCTTCTTAGACTGTCCGTAAAAACTACCCTTTGTTACAACATACAGAGAATATCCCTTAGCTTTCAAGTACTGTAGTACTGCAGGGACATCTTCATACATTGTATAGGGAGCTTCATATACATTGGATGCGAAGTTAATTAGCTTGATTGGTTCATCTGAATCCATGAACCTTGCAGCAACTTCAGGATCTTCAATTTCATTAAAGATCTGAACCCTCGCCTGATTAACTGAATCTAGGAAAGCTGCTTTGCTAAAACCATCCTTCTGAGTGACTCTCTTGCTTTCATATCTATCGAAAATCTCATGGATTCTCTTAGTGGAAAGCCCTGAATGCTTTGAGAAAACCTGATAGATGTTCTTTCGAGTGAATTCGAAATAAACCATGCATCTTACAAGTGTATTATCTAGATCGAAAAGAATGTTCTCAACCATTTTTTCTCCACTGCTTGATTGTGTTGACCTGCCACTTCAGAGTTTCTACATCAGTGCCTTCGTCATTGATGATGTAATGATCTATTAGATGCTCTGAGATGCCAGCTTCGGATGAATGTGCTTTTGCAGTTTCATCCATTCCACTGCGACCTCTATTAGATTCAATCTTGATGATGAGTCCGCCTTTACGCTTGACCCATTCAGCTTCATTATCAAATCTAATATCAGCAATCACGAACTTCTTAACGTGATTAGCCAAGTATATCGAATGCAACCACGCTTCTGCAGCATCGCACCAAGTATCTTCACCATACACATCCCTATTCTCTTCAGTTCCAATTTGCTGGAGCCTATGTCTGACATCAGGGGGCTTGGTATCGAAAACCTCTTCATATGAAAATAGATACTTGCGAACTACATCAATTTTGAAGTGATTGGCAAGTGCAAATTTGAAATAGTCAGATAAGCATGAAGAAGCGATGAAGTCTTTTCCGGCTCCAGCCTTTCCATGTAATCCGATTATCTCGATGTCATCTCCTAGCAACGAAAGCATCTTGTTTCCTCCCTACTACGTTTATACCCAAATCCAATGCCTCCATTTGGAAACATAGGATTTCTCCTATTGAAGAACTGACAACATGTTTCATTATCACTTCCTCTTTAACAGTTCCATCTTCATTGAATTCATCATCTGTAAAATATCCGTTTTGTACTAACTCGTTTATGTCATGTCCATATTTCAACATTTCCTTAGTCCATTTGAATACTCTAAGTCCCTTTTTCAGGTACTTATATGCAGCTTTGATTCCATCCTTATCTCCATCCGCAAACACAACTCCGTTTTTATGGTAGGATTTGTGAATTGGCTTGAAGAAGAAGTCATATTTCTGTGCGCCTCCGCACGCTCCACTATTTCTCATAAACTGACTATCAAGTACACCCTCAAATGCAAAGAAATTCTTCGATAAGTCTATATTTGGATAGTTGTAATTACTAGGTTCCCAATTATCTGGATAAAGGTACTTAGCATATGAATTAGGTCTTAAATCCCTAGCTTCAAAATGCTTATATGTCATGTCTTTATTGTAGTGAGGTATTATCAATCGCCAGAAGTATCTGCCGGTCTCACAATACAGGAAATGTTTTGCGATGTGCTTTGGTATTCTTCTGGAGTTTATGAAAGCTAGTGCAGCTCTTCTTACAGGCGAGTCTCTCTTCTCCTGCAATCGAATGAATAGTGAATAGTCAACGACTTCTTCCTTATTATTGACTTCTTCAACTGCTTCATTTTCTTTTCTTACATTCTCATTTAGCGAGAATCCAATATATACATCCTGAATCCATTTACGATGAATGTCAGGTTCATACTTCTTTAGATACCATGAAAATGAACTCTTATGTTCGCAATTATGGCACCCCATGACTCCTTTTCCTTCAGAGTCAGTTACTAGGAAGCCTCTCTTTTTTGATTTTACTTTAGCTGAATCTCCGCAAACAGGACATCTAAAAACAAATTTAGACCCTTTTTGCTCAATTCCATCAATTCCACACCGCTGTAAATACTCTAGAAACTTAGAAGGCGGGGTATGGACATTGTGATTCCATGTAGTAACGAATGCACCTTGCTCCATGTCTACATTGTAGCAGACTCTAGCTGGCATCTGCGCTTGTGGAGTCGTTTTATCATATGCTTGATGATCTTGCATAGGGTCTCTGAGTTCACCCTGGCGTTGTAGAGCTTGTACATGGTTTGAGTTAGCTCCAACTCACCTATCTGATATGACTTCATGAATTTCATCACTCCGCTTGCATTAGATGAAATGTCATCTCGCATTTTCTTAATTGCAAGATTCTCATCGCCTGTCACATTAATAGCTTTATAAAAAAGAGCTGCACTTAAACCTTCAATAGCAACTATTAGACTATTATGTTCTCTACTATAATCAGAGTTTTCAAATCTAAACCTGCGTTGATTGAAAACTTGTACATTTCTGAATTTTGATAATTTAGATATGGCTGAATTAATATCTTCTATCTTATTAAAATCATACTCAACTCCTACTATTTCATGTACAAACGCTGAGAGTTTATTTAAATATGTTTCTAAGTCTTTTGTTGATATTGAATTCAAATACATTAAGTACATGTCGTTTCGAGTTCGATATAGCTTATTGAATGCTTCATGTTTTCGATCATTACTCATAATTACTCCAAATAAAAAAGGAGAGGTTTCCCTCTCCTCTTATTTAACTTCTCTTTTACGAGAAATTAATTGAGCCACTCTTCATTCTCAACCGGAATTACGTCCGAGTGAGGCTGTGGTACCGCTGGTGTGGGCGGAAGTGGAGTAACTCGGGCCGCTGGTGCTGGCATTACCGAGGCAGGTGTCTGTAGCTGCACTGGTGCTCTTGGGACCTGCAGGGCAGGCTTCTGAGCTTGAGGTGCGGCTATGGGTGCAGGTGTGGCGTAGTTAGCGACAGGGGCCTGCTGACCTGCTTGCTGGAAGGCGAGTTCGAATTCATCTGGAGCCGCTGCTGGTGCCGAAGCAACTTGGGCGACTGGAGGAGTGTATCGAGCGAATCCGCCTACATTCGGTGCTGGAGTTCCAGCATTCTCAAAACTAGCAAAGTTCCGTTGACCTGTTCCATTTGCCTTAGCTAAAGCATCAACTAGTTCTGCTTCAGTGGGGATCTGAATCTGATCTTGAATGTTATGGCATAGTGCTCTAACCTGACGGATATAGTCAATATCGCCAAGCGGAACAGCAGGTAGGATAAACTGAGATCCATCGTAACTGGTGAAACGCTCTACAATTGACATCGACAAGTAGAAATCAGCGCCTTCCAATGGATGGAATGCATTGATCTTAGGAAGTCTTGGATTGGGCGGATTCTTCGCTGCATCAATCATGTTCATGATCTTATCAGGGAATTCCCACCACATAACCTTACCGTTGTCGGCAGGGTTAACATCGTCCGCCAGAATGAGTACATTTGCTACCCAGCGAACCTTGTTTCCGTTATTCTTAGCTCTATCCTTCAAAGCTGGAATCTTGGACTTATTATCTGCGATATTCTGCTCGCAAATAGGGCAATATGCTCTCGGGTCAACTGTCTTGGGGCAAATGTACCGAGTAGTCTTGCCTCCGAACTTCATGAAGTGTACAATCTTCTTTACGAACATCGGTCCTTCAGTCGGCGGAATAAAGCGAAGTGCTGCAGTATAAGTGCTGCGCTTGCCTTCCTCAACTCCGGGCTTAAACTGGCTGGGGTCCTTCTGCCACCCTCCGCCTGCTCCGGTTGCTAGTGAAACTGACTGCTCAAATTGTGCCTCAAAATTGGAAAAATCGTCCATGTTAGTGCCTTTTCTTTCTGGTTATTCTCGCAAGCCCATTTTCATCTGCCAATTCGCTTCTAATCTGGAATCGATTCTCATCATCCAGAAGACCTACAATAAATTCAATCGCATAATGATCTCGCATTGCTAACACCATATGCCAAATTTTCTTATGTGGATACTTTTGCTTCAGATCTCTCAACACCTTATTAAAAGCTATCTTCTTGGATTCTAAAATAGATTCTGTTGAAGAAAGGCTCATCCCATAGGCTAGGAATCGTTCGTTAATTACATCTATCCAGTTTGTCACGATCATCTTGGAAAGTTCCTTGCTTCTCTTTGGAGTTGCTCTGGAGTGCTTTCACCTGAGACCTTGAAGCTAGAGACTTCATCATCGCTTGCATCCCTAAACTTCATTATATCAGCAAAGCCACGGCTCAGGAACGAAATATCTTTAGGTCCGTAGCGATTCTTGATGATGTTCAGCTCATACAGGCCACTTGAGATCAGGGCAGGGTCGCGTAGGATCGCGATGCCGTTGGCCGAGTACTTGAAGATGTCAATGGACTCCCCAACGTCCTTAGCGCCTGCCTTGGTGTTACCGTAGCCGTTTCTGTTGAACTGGCTACAGGTCACAATGGGAACGTCAAGTTCCTTGGACAGGTTTTCGAGTTCCTTGGTGATGAATCCAAGATCCTCATGCTTCTTTCCACCCGAATTCTTATTTGCAGACATGCAATTGATATAGTCGAGGAAAATAATATGCGGTTTGAACTTCTCTTTAATGTACAAGTCATTAATAGCGTTCAGCATATCAAGCGAATTAACTTCAAATGAAGGCCATTCAAGAATTCTAAGATCTGAAGTAGAGATTTCTCTGATTTTAGATTCGAAGAACTTCTCATCATACTTCTTCAAAGAATTAACAGGGATTTCGAGAAGATTTGCGACAATCTTCTTCATGATTTCCTGTTTATCCATTTCAAGGGAAATATATAGAACATCAAATCCCTGTGAGAATGCAAAGGCTGCATCATTACACAAGAAAGTCGTCTTACCCATATTGGATTCACCATACCAAACAGTCAATGCCTTTGAAGCATATCCACCGCCAATATAGGAATTCAAAGTAGCTGAGTGAGTTGGGATGAATGAATTAACCTTATTGAGATACTCAACAAAGGAGTTCATGTCATTCTTGGCTGAAATGCCAGTTTTCGATTCTAGTGCGAAACTAACTGCATCTGCAAATCCCTCTAAGGTCTTTGCATCAATAGCCTTGACATCACCTCTAGTTTTTAGATTAACGCTTGCGTCCATCAATCGACTATAGGTGAGTCGCATCCTTACAAATTCTTGGATCTTCTGCTTTAGGTATGCTTCCTTATAGTCAGACACCTTAATAGCATTGTAGAGAGATTTGAATTTGAGTTTTACATTCTCATGAGTCAGATAAAGATCGTAGAATTCCTTAACGAGTGGATATCTTCCATTCTCCTTAAAGAATTTGTTGACCTGTTCTACAATTACACCATTCTCATCGCTGACGAAAGTAGCGGCTGAGAGTTTAGGAAAGACCTTCGAGCCTAATTCCGGCTTCATGAAGAGAGTCTTGATGACAATATCTTCAAATTCAACTGGATTTAGATTCTCGAAGGGATCTGCTATTGTTTCTTGTACTATCTCAATCATCTCTCTCCTTTAATGAGTTGCTTAGTCGATAGAATACTCATCTGGATTCGGGTCAGAATCTGAGTCCTCTAGATTAGCCCCAACTAGTTCACCTGTTTCACTATCAACTTCATTTCCGAATTGGAAAGTCTTCTTTACTACTGCATCAATTTCTTCAAGCATGTTAGGGATTTCATTCACATAACTCTTGACTTCAGGATACTCACCATTCTCATTCTTCTCTTTGCAGATCAGCTTATAATGAGTGCCCTTTGCGCCTCTATTAACTGATTCTACAAGCTGACCTTCGCAGAAACGCTGCAGTCCGAAGTTTCTCGCAAGTCCAGTTGAGAATCCGACATAAATGTCAACCTCGGAACCCTTGCGAATGTATCTGGACTTGATAGCCTTTCCAGTGAAGAACGTACCCTGATTGATTTTCTTGTTGACATTCTTGCCATCCTTGTCAGAGTAGACCTTCGTGTCCACCTTCGACTCCTTGGCCTTCAACATTATTATAGCAGACGCTCCATAGCTTCCACCTGATCCACCACCGACCTTCTTACCATTGTCCATGTTGGCCGAGTTGGTGGCGTACATGTCCATCGAATCGTAGACGTGGCTGACGATGATGAGGGGGATTTTGCAGACATTCATGTCAATCGTAACGTCCTTAAAGAAGGACTTCAATTGCATAGGCAGCTTCAAATTAGACTTTACTTCACCCTTTGCGAGATTTGCCTGATCTGCTTCAGATGTTAGGAAGCCAATTGAGTCAACAACAAATAGAACCTTTGGACGATCTGTATATTCCTTCAAGTCCTTATTAGGATCTAGGGATTTGAACAGTTCCTTATACGAGTCAAGCATTGCATACACCTCAGTACGCAACTTCTCAACGGTCTTAACCTTCATGATTTCATAGTCAATACCACGACCCTTGAAACCGAAATTAGCGAATAGCTCTTCGTCTTTTTCGCCTTCAGTGTCAATGTAGATGATGAAATACCCTGCAGCAGTTGCAGCTTTGCAAATGCTGAGAGTGAAGAAAGTCTTACCAGTAGCAGCCTCACCTGCAAGCATAATGCTTCGGTTGTCAGGCATTCCCTTTTTAATAGAACCGGATAGAAGTGCATTTAATGCATATGATCCAGTCTCAATCCAGTCTGTCTTTGCGCGAAGATCTCCCTTAGGGTAGACGTATTCATTCTTCGCGGCCTTAATCATGTTACTGTAGCTAAATTTTGCCATGCTATTGATCTCCTAAGAGATATTATAGCAGAAATAAAAAGGACCTCTTTCGAGGTCCTTCAATTTACTTTGATTCGGATGAATGAAGTTTGATTTGTTTGAAAATGGGAGGCCAATTATATCGAGCTTCGAAAGCGGCTGTGATGTTCTGATCGAACCAGTCATTCTCATTGAACTCGATGTAATTACCATCGATCTTCTTGATTTCTGAAATAGCCTCCTCGTACTGCTCTTCAGTTACGATGCAAGTACGCTTCCTGAAAGAGTACTTCTCCCATTCACGGTGAATTGGAGAGTCGAAGGTCTTGGCTGCAATATATGCAGCATGTGCTGCTCCATTAACGCCAAGTCCAGTTGGAACTGTATCTTTGACAATAATATACATTGCCAGATCTTCGTACTTGGAACGAGCCTTCACTCGATTAACAAAGATACAATCCGATGACTGTACGGGGAAAGTAACCCCATTAGCGTCACTCACAATCAAAACATCTGGCTTATATTCAACAACCATATGATATGACATTCCACTATAATGAGGCTTATCAGCAGGCTTAATTTCGACTACTGTTAAAATCTCATCATGATCCTTATGTGCAACTCTATCCAAAATCATGAATTCGCTCATTGATTGGCCTTTCTGATGTACTTAGACATCAAATCTAGATTTCCTTCGAAGACATTACCCCATCCAAGTGTATCAAAAATTCTAGAAAGCGGCTTCTTAAACACTTTCTCGAATTGAGTGTCATAGTCAATTTCGAAAAGTCCTTCTAGGAAGATAGGCCAATTCTCTGTATTGTATGTGACTACATCACTCTCAAACCTATTAGGAGTTTTTACATAGATCCACTTTGCCTTAGTTCCCTCAGTAATAGGTTCGTAGATACTTAGGTCATCTCTACTATCCAAGACCGAATTGAACGCATTTGCACCTTTTCTAGGGGCTGGCATTACGCCATTCTTAGCCGCATCTAGAGTATTAATCGAGACTGGCTTCGAAACTAGTGCAATATTTTCAGGTTTTCTGAAATCTCTGCGATATGCTCCAATATGCTTGATGATTTCTGCCTTAGGTACATCATTAAAAAGCATTTCAAGTAGCTTCTTAATATGAGTCTTACTCCAAGTAGGTGTGTCAGACTTCACAATCTCGACTCCTACTGGCTTAAACCTCTTGTCAAATGATGCGTTTAGGAGGTCATCGCCTTCATCGTACTGAAGATAACAGATGTAGTGCGCTCTTGTCAACTCAATAAGATGATTACAGCACTTTTCTAGCTTAAGCCAGAGTCTATTCTCTCTGTAGTTATTCTCTTTTGCCCATTTAGCTAGGATTTTAGTTCTAACTTCTCCAAATACGCAGTGCTCAAACCGAAGAGAGAACTCACTCAAGCTCATCTCAGGCCAACTTCCGTCATTAATACGACTCTGTAGGAATTCTGAAATGTGCTTATTGTAGTCAGGTCCATTCTTATCTGAGTATCTTGCGTGAATTGCATCGAATTCCTCGCGAGTTCTCTTCTTTCCTATGAAGGGTGAGTACACATCGGAGAAGTCTAAGAAGAATGAGTCAGTGTGAGCTAAAACAAGTCTCTTGTATTTTCCTAGAGTGTCTTTATCATCCTGCTGATTGATATAAGACTGGTCTAAGAATCCCTTGATCTGAACATTTGCATATTCGCCAAATTCATCCTTGAACTTTTCAGACTTCTCAAGTGCCATGTCGAACCATTTGATGATGTAATCAATGCAATACTGGATTAGATATCTTCCAATACCTGTTACAGAAGCTGCATTATCAACATCATAGAACTGGAAGTATCTATTACCCAGCAATCCGTAAATGGAGTTTGCGTAGATCTTATATGCTTCCTGCTTGCGCTTATAGAAAGCTGCTAATTCAGGATCGTAGCTATCCTTCAACTCAGGATTAGAGTGCTTTTTCTGCAGCTCTTTATACTTATCTCGGTCATCTACGATCATTGAAACGATTTCTGGGATAATACCCAGCTTCTCGTTATCGTACCAAACTCCATCCATAACAGATTTAGAGTAACTACCAGGGGGTGGAGTCTTCCCCTTGAATTTGGTCTCCGGGGAGATATTAGCAGAAGCTAGAATCGAAGGATACATTGCCTTAAAGTCATATGATACGACCCAGCGATATGCACCTGGATTAGCTACAATGTAAGCGCCTTCATATGGAACCTGAATCTGATCTCCTGGGTGAGGAATTACCAGACCTTTACGGTGCATATAGTTAATCATAAACCCTAGAGTAACTCGCTTCGAAATGAAGAAGTACTCAAGTGGGATACGAGCGTCAGCACAAACACTGATTACAGACTCAAGGAAGTGCTTCTTATGTTCTAATTGAACTAGAAGTTCTACGTCAATGATGTTATATTCTGTAAACTTACTCCAGCCATTTTGACCGTTGCGATACATCTTGAGACCTTGAGGTCCAAGGTCAACTTTAGTAGTCTTCAGCTCAATGCTTGCAATATGGCCGAGCTTATAACTCTCTTGCTGCTTGAGATTCGATTTCTTATATGCCTGTAGCATATCAATACAGGAGAGTCCTGCAATGACAGGTACCAATTCAGGTCTACCATAGTCATTCTTCTTCTCAGTCAGGTATATTCTGCGGTGAGGTGAGAACTTCCGATGATCGTCTAGTCCTAGATTCTCGCATCTACGAACTAGATATGGAATGTCGAAGTTGATGTTCCAGCCCGTCAAAATATCAAACTGAGATTGTGCAAAATAATTGAAGAAACTCTCTAAAAGCTCTTCTTCAGTTTCGCACATGATATATCGGAACCTATCAGCGTATCCAATTTCCTTCGCAGCATCGCTATCGAAGACCATTTTCTTATGACGCTTCACATAATACTTCACTTCTTCAACGAAGTATCCCTTGTCGCATATCACCTTTTCAATTTCATGTCCATCTGGGAAAGTTCCAGAAGCTATTTCCTCGGGAGTCAAATAGACATGTTCTACGAATTCCTTCTCAAGTCCAAAAGTGATAAATGAATTATCCTTGCTACCATATGCGGTAATTAGGTTAACTCTCTTAGCAGCTTGTTCTGGATTGGGAAATCCCTTGTCAACCTCAACTTCAATATCGAAATAGCAGACATTGAAATCGGAAAACTTGAATGTTAGATCTGCTTCATCCTTGAAATACTCAGAAATTAATCTGATTTCAGGTTGAATGTCAGATTCGCAATTTCTGACACCTTGGCTAATCTTGTTTCTCTCATCTAGCATAGTATCGTAAACAGCTCTCACAGGGATACCGTCTACTGTATGCATACTGGCACCTTGAAATCCTGGTGCCATCTGGTATGACTTGCACTTAAAATCGAGGACTTTATAGTCTCCATTTGTCAGTGTAAGGTGGGCTTGGTTCTTCTGTCGATCAAGCCATAGGTTCTTGAACATCATGAGGAGTCTGCTACTTTCTGAGGGTTGTTGCCTCACCTAAATTGTAGCAGACTCCTCGCCGCAGGCGACTAGAAAAGATCCGGCTTGACTTCGATGCCTACTTCAAGTGTGACGGGGTTTCTGCGATCCCGCTCTACTATAAGGTCGAAAAACTGCTCAAATTTAGGATTTTTGAGCAAAATCGCATCTTCAATTTCACTTTTCAGTTTTGAAACTTGCGATTTAGTTGGAATTTTCCCTTTTAGTTCCTCTTTGAAATTAGGAAGAAGTCTAGACTCGACCATAGTACAATAGGCTTCTGCCATCATGTCCTTAAGGTCTTCTAGGATTTTCTTTTCTAAAGAGGCACGCTCTCGCTGTAAACTAGCTTGAGCGGCCTTATCGTATCTGTCGCCATTCATTATCGGAAGAATCCATCTGCATCGAGTCTACGCTCGAACTGATTATACTGCTCATGCTCTGGAGTTAGAGAAACTCCTTCAATGCCACTTCCGAAAACCTTAATAATGTTCAGAAGGTTATTGACATCATCAAGCCAGCGAGTTCCAAGAACTTCATACTGAGCCTTTAGAGCATCGTTGAAGGAATCCTTATTACGCAGTGCAGTAACAGTAGCCTCAATATCAGCAGCAGTTTCAAAGGTATATGGGCAAGCCTGATATGGACTCTTACCATTTTCGAAAGACTGGCCAATGAAAATTGCACCTGCCGCTGCAGCTTCAATATATCGCAAGTCTGACTTAGCTTCGTTAAATACGCTCTGCTTCAATGGAGCAATTACAAAGTCTGCTCTTAACTGTCTCAGTGCATATGGATACTCTGTAGGTGCATAGAAGGGCATGATCTTGATCTGTCCTTCCTTGGCAGGCTGCTTCAGATAAGAAGGAAGCGTCAATTCTCCATTAGAATCATATCCAACACCCATAAACACAAACTCATAATTATCTAAATTAGACAAAATGAATTCCTTGATAGGGCCTTCAAAGTCACCGTCACTATTACCGTAGTGGTAGTTAGATCCATTATACAGAATTACAGGCTTTGCTAGATCCTTCAAACGATATCTCTTCAAGTCAGTGCCGTAGTAAGACTTTGGAAGATTGTTCAGAATCACAGTAATAGGAGTATCAATTCCGAGTTCAATTAGGAGATTCTTCAAATTCTCACTAGAAACTACAACTTCATCAACCTTACGGAGATTGTCAATTAGAGTTCTAGCTTCATCAATAGTGAAGGTTCCGTATAGAGGATGCCACTCAGGATATTCGAAAACATAGTCGTCCAACTCAGCAACTAACTTATACTGATATTGTGCTTGGTACTTCTTGTAAACAAAAATCTCATATGCGCGATGAGCTTCGTATGGATTCTTGAACCAGAAGGTGCGAACGAATGGCAGAATGTCTTCCTGTGTAACTGCTTGATTCTGAACCATGCACTGAATCTTTCCAGTGTGTCCAAAGTGAGCGTTGATCGAATTGAAAGGGAAAATCATTCTGAACTGAGAGGTTCCAGAAAACGATCCAGTATATCCGTAGACATACGGCTTCTCAACAAGGGCTACAGGGCCAATAGCAGCCGCTGTAGGGACTGAAACTGTTCGCTGCATGGTGTCACCTTCAGACACTGGGTTGACCATTACAGCCTTCCCTAGATAGGTATCCACAGCCCCTTCGATGTTCTTCCCCATCGAATTAGTATGAGCTGCAATAACCTGTGCGCTGACCTTTTCGATCATTTCGGGAGTTACCATCTCCTCAAGGCGCTTGATATCATTCTTCAGGCGTGCAATCTTCTTCGATCCACTTGAAGATAGATTCTTTACATCTGAACTATTGAAACGATTTTTCTTCTTCATTGTATTATGATAGCAACTTTAACCGTGCTTTTTAATCTTTAGCTCAGAAATCAGATCTAAAACCATCTCTTCGTCATCATATGGTTCTGACAGTAAGAATACTCTGGTCATAGAGACGATGTCATCACTATTAATAGCACTCGCCATCGCCTCGAAATTCTGAACTTTCGCATCATCACTAGAATTAATCAGATCAGAGATATTATTAATGTCATTGACTATTAGCTTATATGAAATAGGGTTCTTACTAGTAACCTCTTTTTCAATTAAGAACAGTTCTTCGCTTTTCAATTTAGCTGAATAGTAAAATTCAACAAACTTATTTTCAAGTGTTTCATATTGACTTAATTCCTCAATGCTACGCAGCTTTATAAACTCAGCCGATACTTCATTCTTGATGAATTCCTTATTTGCTGTTTTGAAATCATAGATCCAGAATCCCTTTTCCTCGCCAACATCACCGAATGACATTTGACATGGAGTTCCTACATAGTGGATTACACTATTACCAGATCTACGTTCAGATGCAGTGTGGAAGTGACCTGAAATAGTATTTTCGAATGCATCAAATAACATCGAAGGTTCTAATCCATGAGTGCTAATAGCACCCGCCTCATAAGGGAATCCGAATGTTTCGAAATGCCCAAATGCGTATCGGTACTTACCTTTAATCTTTTCTACATTCTCGATAAAACTGGTTTCAAGTGTAGAGGTAAGCCAAGGTACTAATAAGATATTTCCATTATCTGTTTTCAATGGAGTTATCTTTGTGATAGCCTTTACATTTGGCTTTGACCATATTAGCGATAGCGATGTAATAGAAAGATCGTCTTTTAGATAAGTGTCGTGGTTGCCCTGGAGGACGTAACAAGTGAAATCCTTCAGTTCATTCTCGAACAAACCTTCTGCGTATTGGAGAATCTTGATGTCGGCTCTTCTACGCTGGTCGAAGAGATCGCCAGTGAAAAATATAGTGGTGATGCCTCTTGCCTTGAGGGTTGGGATTAGGCATTCACTGAAGAACCTCTTCTGAGACTCGAAGAGTGTTTCGAATTTGCTTATGTTACTAGGGGCTATTCCTAGATGAAGATCACCGACTACTGCAACTTTGTCCATATCTAAATTTTAGCATATTAGAAGCAATAACGCTGCAGCTCTTGATTCCAAGTAAGTAAAAAGTCGAGAGAATTAAGCCTAGTCATATCAGCTTCTACTTCCCTGAGTATTTTCTCTACAACAAATCCATTATCTACGAAAAAATATGAGACTCCGCCAGCTTCTTCCCATTTCTGGCAATTATCTGAGTCGTCATCAATTAGTATATTAGGTGTTCGACCTGTCATTGCATAATCAGGTCTATTCTTATTAATCAAAATCCTATCTAGGTCTGAATTACGCATTCCTAAATGGCATTTAGATCTGCACCATTTTATTTTACCCATTTCCATAGAGACATCATCTTGTATTACTCCAGTAAAAACACTAGGTTTAAACCTCTTAAGACCATACCATAGATCATATCCGTATTTCGTCATTGGAATTTTACTCCAATAATCAATTTTCTTATTCGCTATGTTACGATGGATGTATTTCCTAATAGCTGCTTTATTACGATAAGTCTCAGGTCCTATTTCACTAATAGTAATCTTTTTAGATCTCATGTCGTAATAATTAACTTGAGCGAAATATCTATAGAAATCTGAAAGAGTACCATCAATATCTATGAATATTCTGGGTATTGATAGTAGAGGATGGTACTTAAAATGATTATCAGGTACTATTAACATTTATTACTCAATTAGATTATATGCCCAATCAATTCGAGTTTCGTCCAACTGCATAAACCTATCAGCAGCTCCAGTATCCTCGTCTAAATCTTCCGTCTTGTATTTAATCTTCTCATCTAATACTTGCTTCTGAGAATTTAAATCCTTCTCTTCTTTAATAACAGCAATGAATGCATGATATGCGTATGTAGTTAAGTAATTAAAGCTATTCTTTAGTATTTGATCTTCGAAGTCTTCAGATAGTAGAGGTCTTCTGGAGAATATTTCATCTTTGAAAATAGCTGGATTATAGAACATCTCTTTTGTATTAAGACTAAACATTTCATCTTCTGAAATATACTTACCAATCTTAGTCTTCTCTTTACCGTTAGGTGTCTTAATTACCTTTGTAGGTAGATTAGCCTTAAACTCTGTATATGAAAGACCTTTTAAAGTGAACCATTCCTCTAAAACATTCTCTTTACTTCTATACAGCCACTTGATAAAGAAGTTGTTAGTGTCTGTATGATTGATATTGTAGCCATGTGCGTATCTGCAGATATGCTCATATGCCCTACTCTTCATTTCATACTTCCATCCATTATAATAACCTCTGAATTGGCCACCGTTGGAATATTCGTCCACTAGCTTAATAATGAGTAGTCCAAGACCGTCACTCATTACATGGTCTGGGTTAATCTTTTTCATAATCACATGTTCCTTGAGTAGCTCATGAAGCTCTTTAGGATTCAGGTAATTCTTATCAGTCTTCTCTTTCTTCTTCTTACGTCTAGCTTCAATTTTAGCTGCTAGAGCTGATTCGAATTCAAGATCGTCATTAACTTCGTTATCTATAATGTCTTCCATATAGATATTCTAGCAATTTTTAATCTACTTTAAATTCTGGATTTGATTTTATTGCATGTTTAATCAAATTATCTTGATCTTCAGCACTACAAATCAAATCAAACACTGTCATATCAGCTTCATTCCTGAATATAGAACCCTTAGTACCTCGAAGAGCCTCTTCACAATATCTAGGGAATATGTCATAGAATGATAGTAGTAGACCCTCACTATGCATCAATTCAAGTAGGGATGCGTATTGATAGTATAGTGCAGTTGAGAGGTATTTCTCTTTACTCATACCCCAGTTTTTAGATTTAGCTTCATTGACTTTACGTCCAAGTCTAAATCCAAGAGTCTCTTCAATTCTATACATGTAATCTACATATGGAGATTCAGAGTCAAACATGTTGAAGGGATTCTCGTCAATGAATAGAATATTATAAAGATCAATATCAATCATCTTCGTCATCACCCATTATTTCATCAAAGCTGCGGTCTGAAAGACCGTTATCAGCTTCACCTTCTTCTTCAGACTCTTCTTCATCTGAATAGTCTCCTTCAGCGAAGAATTCAGCCAGCTCAGAGCTTACCTGACAGCCTACAAGAGTGTTGGCGTACTGACGGGCACCTTCGACATGTACTATGTCCATGAGCAGGTTTATAAAGGTATTATTGGCAATGTTAGTGTTCTTGAAGTTGCAGTTGAGCACATCAAAATCTGTAAAAATTGATGATGTGAGGGTTGACTTCTTAAATGAACTATCACTCAATGAA